AAATCAAATATTTAGGATGATAAAATACTATGATTATAATTATAAACCTAATTATATTATAAATTAATTAAAATAAAATAAATGTTTTGGAAATTAAAATATTTATTTATAAAATTGAAAAGAATTATAAAAGGAATTATATGCAAAACAATATTAAACAAGTAATAAAAGAAAAAGGCATAAAACAGACTTATATCTGTGAGAAACTTGGTATAAATGAGAGTGTACTATCTCTTATTATAAATAATAAACGTAAACCAAGCCAGGATAGGCTTCGTGCCTTAGCTAAAATTTTGAATGTAAGTATAAAAACCTTATATCCAAATGTAGTATGTAAAAAAATAAACTATTATTATATATAGGAGAGTAAAAGAATGAATATGAAAGACTTAGCAAAGAAGTATAATTTAACTAAAGACGATTACTGGCAGGAGTCGAGGAGTCAAAAATATATTATAACTCACGATGCGTGTCAAAAAATAGGTGATATGGAAGGTATTATATTTGGACCTCCACAAATACTCAACTCAGAACAAAGCTTCGTTAGAATGGTTATTTCTGCTAAAAAAGGAGAGGTTTTAATGTGGAGTATTGGCGAAGCTGATACTAAAAACTGCAAGAACTTATATTTTGGAGCAATGGCAGAAAAAAGAGGTAAAGATAGAGTTATATTAAAACTTATAAATGCTTATGAGTATGGTATATATTCTGATGTTGAAGCAGACGATTTTAAAAAGCCTAAATACGAACACCGAACAGAAGATCAAGCAAAAGAATTTGAGGAGCTGAAAGGACACCCTGCTTTTGAGGGTCTTAAAAAGTTTTCTAATGATGAGTGGAGAAAATGTAATAGTATAAAAGACTATGAAGATGTTTTGGTAAGAATGAGAGCCGAAAGAGATAAGTTTGATAACATTACAGGAGAACATAATGATAATTAAAGAACATTTGGACCAAAATGGTAGACCAGACCCTGTTGCACAATTAAAATATTGTTCAGAAAATAATTGTCCAGACTGCACTTATTGTTTATGTGCTTCAGATATGCTACGATTCACAAAACCTACCAAAAAGAAGCCGATTAAAGCAAAGATTATTGAAACTAAAGAAGCTAATGAATTTGATACTTTAGCTAAAAGGGTGGCTAATGTTGAGGATTTTGACCATCCACTTTATAAAGACGTTGTAAGATTGTTTTTAAAGTGAGAAAAGCCGATTTTAATAAAATGAGAATAATTCTCTCTAAAGATAATAATGATGATTATATGTCAATGTCTGATGAAGATGTGTTATACGAGTTTGTTAAGCAGTTTGGAAATAAAATACCAAAAAGGGAGGTATAATGGAAGCGATACAGATTAGATTTGAGTGTGAGCAATTTAAACAAAAAATGTTAGAATTAAATCCTAATGTTATGATTGATTTTAGCGTATACGATATAAACGAACACCTAAGAGATATGGAGGGCAACAATGGAAACCAATCCAAATAGTCTTGACGGAATAATAAACACTTTAGATTATTATGACCTCTGGTATAAGTGGTTTATAAAATGTTCAAATGTAAAAGAACAAGTAAAATTCAATAAAATGAATAAACAAGAACAATACAAATACTTAAAGGAGAAAGTAAATGAAAATAAGTAGAATGACTAAAGGAGAATGGTCTAAAATAAGAGCATTTTTTGATTTAGAAACAGAAGATGGTTTTACACTTAAAGGTTTTAAAATAGTTGAAGGTAGTAGTGGTTTATTTGTCGGCTTTCCTAATCAGAAAAACAAAGATGGCGAATACAATGATACTATCTTTGCAAGTAAAGAGCTAAAACAAAAAGTGAATCAATTAGCACTTGAACACTATAATCAAGGCGAATCAACAAACCAAAGTGGATCATCACAATCTGACGATATACCATTTTAAATAAGGGAGAAAAAGAATGAGAACTACATCTATAATGGCTTATGATGAGCTTAAAATAAGTGGTAAGCAGCCAAAGCAAAAAGACATTATTTATTCAGTACTTAGAAAAAATGTGTCGCCAATGACATTGCAAGAGATATGTAATAAAACTGGTATGGCTATAAATTCAGTATCAGGTAGAGTTAATGACCTAAAGAAAGAAAATAGAGTTGTTGAATCTAAAAAAAGAAAGTGTTCTGTAACACGAAAATTAGTCACACCAGTTACGAGTTTAACTTTCTAAATGTTGGAGATACTAATAAGAGAGGGTAAGGATAAGCAACCTAAATGGGTTGATATAGACACTTTGAGGAGTATGACGAGGAAGCCGAAAAAGTCATCAACCCAACCTTCTCTTAAAAGTACAAAAGATTTTGAATTTTGGTGGGATTTATATGATAAAAAGACGACTAAGAAACAGACTTTAGCTTATTGGATCAAAAACATCACTAAAGAAGATATATATAAAATTATGCAACATACTAAGCATTATATTAAAGATAGAGAGAAAGTATATCGCAAAGACCCAGTAAGATATTTGAGAGATAAAGTATATGAAGATGAGATTATAAAAACAGAGAAAAAAATTGATTTAGATGAATATTATCCATTTGATAAAAGTGGCTCTGCAAGGCTTGGTAGATGTGCAAGTTGTAATGGGATAGTATTTGGTAATAAATTCACTATAGCAAAAGACGATAGTGATTGTTGTAAAGCAAAAATAAACAAATATAGGTAACTATGGAAGATGAAATTTTAGTTAAAGTATTAAATAAAGATTTGCAAATAGCTATTCAAGCTTTAAAAGCTATTATAAACGAATCTAATGATTCTATAGCAGTTAAAATAGCTGAAGATACTTTAGAAATTATAAGTTAAACTCGCAGGGCAGGTAGATCATTCGCACAATGTCATATCCCTCCTTAGGATACTTGCCCTCAAAATTGGAGAATAAAATGAGAAAATGTAGCCATTGTAAGACAACTAAAGATATAAGTAGCTTTAACAGAGGTGGCGATAATAGAAGTTATATATGTGCAGAATGTCAAAAACTATATAGCCGTAATAAACAAGCCAAACAAAAGCAGAAAATTTTAGAGTGGACTAACAATGGTAAGTGCTGGTGGGTATATCAAAGTATAATGGGAGATTTAACATTTTGGAAAAAGAGGTAAATAATGCCGAACAAAAGTAAAGCTAAAGGTAATAGATTTGAAAGAGAAATTGTAGAAGCAGTAGAGCTTCACGAAATTAAATGTGTTCGTGCTTGGGGATCAAACGGAAAAGCATTTGGACACCACGAAGAAGTAGATATACTTATAGACAACAAGATTAAAGTTCAAGCTAAAGTTCGTAAGGCTTTGCCGAAATGGATAAGACCCTCTGAAAATGTAGATGTACAGATTATAAAAGAGGACAGAGGAAAGATGTATGTAGTACAAGAATTGAATGACTGGTTAATAAACATAAAGGAAAAATAATGGGTATTTTTATAGACACACAAACAGAAGATAAGCAAGTATATGAAATTTTGTTAAGCGATAATAAATGGTACAGAGCAAAACTTAACACATATATGATAATAGATGCTTTTGAAATAGGTTTTTATAATATCGATACCGAAAAATATTATCTACAGACCGATATGGGTAAAGGTGTAAAAATTCATTTAGAAGATGGTTCTGAATTAATTTGTAAGCTTTCAGAAGTAAAAGCATTTAAGATAAAGTATAATAAGTAAAATGGGTAGAGTAACAGAATTTATTGATTTTATTAATAGGAAGCCTAAGCCTACACCATTAGAAATGAAAACAGAATATACTTCATTAACATTGACTTATAAAATACAAGATATTAGAAAACAAAATTTAAAAAAGAGATAGGTGGTGGGTTTTTATTCATTCTCCCAACCTTTAGCATTTCCCCTTTCTATGCACTATCTCTTTAAATTGGAGAAAATATGATTTATTTAGTTAATGCTGAAAATACAGATTTATATAAAATTGGTTACACATCTGTGGGTGCTGAAAACAGATTAAAATCATTACAAACAGGAAGTCCACATAAACTTAATATTATCAAACAAACTGATGGTAGCATTTCAAAAGAAAAGTATATACAAAATTGGTTTTATTACAAGAAAAAACGAGGCGAGTGGTTTGAGTTTAATGATGATGATGTTAAGAATGTTATTGATATGATGTTAGATAAAAAAGAGCATTTAACAGAAAGTAAAATTAAAACAAAGTTATTATCATTTAGAACAAGTATCAACAATGATAAATATTTAAGAAAATTAATGGAAAGTGATGAACGAAGCATGTCGTACATTATATCTAAAATGATTGAATATTTTAATAAACAAAATATCACAGATGTTAGAGATATAACGGAGAAAATATGATTAAAAAAGAATTACACTTTGTATGGATAACTAAAGACGGCAAGAGATTCTTAGATAGAGATGAAGCCGAGAAACATAATGACCTACTTATTGACCCAAAAGATATAGTGGATCAATGGTTAGATAGACTTAAAGGAGAAAAATGAATATAGTATTTGCATTATTATTAACCTCTGCTATGCTTGTAACTTTATTAGCAGTTATTTTAGAATCAATAGAAGTATATTATGATACGAAAGAGAGAATGACAAATGAAGATTAATTGGTATAGTCTTATAAGTTATTTAACAATTATATTTTTAGGTTGTGCATTTTGGTATGCAGTAATAAGCCGATTTATAGAAGCATTTTCTAATCAAGGGTAAGGTATAGGTCAAGGCTTTTTCTTTTATAAATAGCCACCTATAAGCATAGTTTTTAACAAAAAAGGGTATTCTATGAATACAAAGGATTATATTAAGTATATTAAGTCTAAACATTGTTTAGTGTGTGGGAGGTCGCCAGTAGACCCAGACCATTTAGAACATTTGGGTATGGGTGGAGCAAACAAGGGTGGTCTTAAAGATTACTCTTGTGTGCCTCTTTGCCGAAAACATCATACTGAAAGACACAATATAGGCATAAAAGACTTTGAATGGACTTATGGTATTAGTCTATGGAAAGAAGCATTTTATTTATTGAGAGGATATTTCGCAGAATGAAATTCGCAGGTAAAATAAAACAAGGTAAACTTACCTTAGATGATAATCTTGGATTTAGGGATTATTTAAGGCTAATTGAGGGCGATGTTCACTTAGAAATAAAACCTGCCGAAAAGGTGCGTTCTCCACAACAAAACGCCTATTATAGGGTTATTATAAGGTTATTAGCTAAAGATTTAGGTTATACTGAAGCCGAAATGCACAATGTTATAAAAGAAAAGTATGAGATCCAATCCACTAAACAATTATCTGTTCCAGAGTTTACTGAACTTATCGAAGAAATAAAAAGATGGGCAGTAATAGAAATGGGTATTGTGCTGCCGAACGCTAAGCAACCTCATCAATCGTAATACTTAACTTATAAGTATTAAAAGCTACTTGTTGTACACTTAAAGAGTTTCCTCTAAAATTACATATAGCATATCTATCAGGTGCATTAGAATCTTTATCGTCTGTGAATATAAACGGCAGAGTACCACCTAATGTACAATTCCATACAAAGTTAAAACTATTATCTGATAGCATAGGGTTAGGATCGTTATCATTAGGAGTAGATTCGCCATCACTTATAAGTGTGTTAGACACTTCATTTTCCATCCACATATCACTTTCTGCTATATAAGAGAAAGACAATTTCCAACTTCTTAATCCTTTTCTACCTAAACCACTTTTAACTTTTTGATTAAAATCATTTGTATTTACAACTGATTCTGGATAATCTAATTCAAATGGTGGGTATTTATAAGTTCCATTAGGACTATTCATAGTCCATTCTGTTGCTCCATCATAATAAATGTTAGCTAATGTTTTACCACCTATTGTTTTTTGTTTTTTAATACCATCAAATCGTCTTGACATTGTAAGGTTAAGGTCAGGCGAATTAGGACAATCAAAATACTTACCTACTACTAAAGAGCCTAATTGATGTTTACCTGCTTCAAGAGCTTGTTCTTCAGGCGTTCCGTAATATATGCTAAATTGCCTCCAATAAGCATCTTGACTTTCAAAGGTATATAAAGTTGTTCCATTATATTGAGGACTTATTAATTGTCCTGAAAAATTTGAGTTTAAAACACTACCTGTTTCAGATGGTACAAATCTTGGTGCTTCAGTTTGGGCATCTGTTTCCCAAGGATAATTACTTTTTCCGATAACTCTAAATCCTTCAGGGTGATATAAATTATGATTTAAAAGAGCTACAAAATTTACAGGAAAAGATGTTTTTGCAATATTATTTGTAGAATCGCCAATTTTAAAAGGTGCTACTTGATTTTCTGATTCTGTAGATTCGTATAGATAAGGATTAGCACAATTCATATATAAAAGCTCTGCACCACCATCACTATCATCCCAACCTAATTGTCCTGTGGCGTGTAAAAATGTAGGCATATCTACATAAAATCTTGGCGTTTTAACTTGCTTTCCCATTAATATCCTCCTGAACTACTTCGTCTTTTAATTTTTGTTTTAGTTTTCTTTGTCGGCTCTGCTTTAGGTAGATCATCATCTATAATATAAGATGTTTTTTTAACCTTTCCATTAGGAGTAATATCTTTAAAATTATCCCAAGTATCTGCTTCTACTTCCATAGACCAATTTTGTCTAGTCCATTGTGATTCATCTTTTTTAACAATACATTTAATTTGTTTACCTTCTACGTTTGCTACTATAGCTTTATTTAATTTTATTGTGCCTTCATATTTAAATAGTAATTGATTTTTTATAGGAACATTTTGTAAAGCAAATATTATAATCTTACTATTATTTCCTCTTAAATACCAACCTTCTGGAAGTTCTGGCGTTATATTAGCTTTACCTCTAAAATGTATTTCTATTCCCATTATATCAGTATCAGACGATATTAAACACTCACCTTTTTCACAACTAATAGTAGCCGTACCACTTGCTATTTTACTACTAAAATCATAAACTTCTGATATTTTCTTTGCTATTGCCATATTACTCCAATATTATTGCAACAAGTTGCACCATATCTAATACATTTATTATACCATCATTATTTATATCTGCTTCATCATTAGGTTCTTCAAAACCTAAAGCCATATTAACTAAAAGTACTACATCTAAAACATTAACCACTCCATCACCTGTTACGTCACCTATTAATTCTTCAGTTTCAGATTCATTTATTCCTAATTGGTCAAAAGATTCTTCTAATGTAAATTGTGTATTTTTAACTTCTAATATAAATTCAATAACTGCACCTTGTGGATATAATTCAAATTTCTTTTCAATAGTTATATATCCATCATTATCTTGCATACTTAATGCGTGATTAACTAAATCCATACCTGATAAATCGCCCACTTCATATTCGCCTGAATTGTACTCTATTCCATTATATTCAAATGAAGAAGATATTGCTCTAACCCAAATATTATATTCCCAAGATTCATCCATATTCGTGCTTACAAAACAAACAACTTGGTTAGTATTTAGATTTCTGTTAGAACCCATTTGTATTCTTAAATAGTTATCTTCTTCAAATTCAAATTCGTCAGTTCCAATAGAATCTTCGTTATAGTTAGGGTCGTCTTGTGGGTCAGGTAATTGATTGTTTTCAGTTACATCTTCACCATTTCCATTAACTGTATCACCTGCATCATTATCATCATCTAAGGGAAATCCATATTCTCCACGATGTACTTGCACTCCTTCTATAGTTACTTTAGATAATGATTTAGATACTTTTGTAATAAAAAATACAGGATAAATAAGTTGCCCATTTCTGTGCTCAACTTTAGAATAATCATATCCAAAAGCTAATTTGCCACCTAATAAATCATTAAATCTAATATAATCACCTGCTTCTAAGTGCATATAATGTGCAGGTAAATCTATTTTAGTTATTAAATGTTGATTACAATGCCATAATAAAAGTTTTTTTTGTAATCTTACAGCTGTAAATTCAGCTCTTATATAATCTGTTTCTATTTCTAATTTAGCATCTTCTGAATCTAAGCCGTAATAACCAATATCATAAGCATCATTACCACTATACCCTAATTCAGTAGTTGTGTACTCATCAAGAGTGGTATATGTAGTATCAGCTATTGTATAACCTGTTTGCTTGTCATATTCGCCAGAACCATAATTTTTTTTGTATTTTACATTAACAGAATTATAAACATCATCTAATTTTGTAAGTTCAAAAGAATATTTTATTATATCTTCTGTATCTATAGAAATAACATCGTCATAACTACTTATAATCTGTTTAATTCCTATAAATTTAAATTGCCCAGCACTATCAAAAGATGGAATTAAAAGTGTAGCTTTAAACATATCTTCCATTACTTCCTTAGTTTCTTTTTGTTCATTTAAAGTAAAAGAATACTGCCAAGAATTTATTCCTGTATCAAGATCAATTTGTACATCTGCCTGACTTTCATCTATATTGCCATTATATAATAATTCATCTTGCAAAATATCTTTCATTATTCCTTCAGCTTTTGATATTATTTCAAGGTCATTAGATAATGAAGTTCTACCTGCTATAGCACCATAAAAATCTTTATTAGCATAATCTAAAATTAACGCATCCTGTAAAACATAAAAGTCTTTTAAATTTGCTATACAAGAATTAAATATTAGGAAATTATTATACCAGCAATGTTTTATTTTTGGCGAACCCCATTGTATACTATTATAAGCATTTGTAGTATCAAAACCTTCAATAATATTCTCATAATCAGCAGTATTTAATATATCGTGTGCTCCATTTTGTTGTTCGTTTTGATTTTGGTACCTTACAACAAAATGCCATTGACCATATCCATCTTCGTCAAAGTTATCAATTTCAAAGTTATGCTCTTTATTAGGAACCCAGCAAGGTGTAACCCAATCTTCTGGATTGGTACGATTTTTTTCCCAATCTCCTCCTTGTTCAGGGTCTACATCACTACCTTCTACATCTAAATATATACCAGTTCTTTCTACTAATTGTTTTTCTACCCAAAAAGCAGTAGGGTTTGTATCTGTTCCTAGAGGATAATCTCTACCCTTAGCAGGAAAATATTCAATATTATAAAATATTTTTGTTACACAAGGTAAACTACCTACATTTTGTTTAAAAAATAATCTTGCATACGCACCACCACCTTCACCTGATTCATTTATACAAGTAATATTTAATCCAGAAAATTGATTCCAATTTTGTATCCAAGAAACATCAAATTCTGCTGCTTTATAACTTTCATCATAAAATTCATACCAGTTATCATCATAATGTGAAACAATTTCTTCTTCACCTTCTAAATTTTCATTTATAGATGTAGGTTCCCAATAATTTAAAACATCCCCTTCTGTTGGACCATCATTCCAAAATTCATTATAAAGATTTTGAGATTCAATATTATCTGAATAGCTTTGAATTATTTGTCTCATAGGACCGTAAGTAGCTTGATTTTGGTAACCAACAAATTTATTTGTATTAGGTAAATCACCATCAATATTAGGTAAATTTAAAGCAAAAAATGAAACTTTATCTATTGGTCTATATATTCTTGCTGGAATACCTTGCTTACCTACACCTTCATCTGCTTCTTCATCCCATTTTTCGTGTATAAAACTATCAAAATTAAATTTTATATGTGCAGGTTCGCTTTCATTGTTTATAAGTGAATATAAACTTACATCCTCATTATAATTATTATAGATTCTTGAACCAAATTGACGTACACCTTCTTGATATATTGGTATAAATCCCCCCTCATATATTGATAAATATGAAAGATTTCTTAAATAATTAAATCTGCGTAATGGGTGATAGCTACTGTTTTGGATAGCCTCATTACCATAATCTATTTGTGAAGCACCATTCCAATAATCTTTTATATTTCTATTTGGTTTATCTATTTCAAGTGTTTGTTCAAGTGTTGTTATTAATGGTGATTTATCTACTAAACCATAAACCATAGGGTAAGGTTTTCCAATGTCAGATTCTTTATATTTTTCTTTATCTTGAATTGTAGTAGATGGTATTTGAGTTTTAAGTTTTTGTTCAGTTAGATCTTCTAAAGTAAGGCTTAAAGTTTCTGCCGACTGTGAATAACGTCTAATAGTACCAGTATAGACTAAAAGACAATCATCTAAACTATCTAAACCATTAGCAGCGTAATACACTTGTACTACTGCGTTTAGTAGACTAGGAATATCGTCTGAGAATATCTTGCCATTATAGGGAGCATTTGATATAGATAGGGATACACTCGAAATAGTGTATTTATTGTTTATAATGTCGGCTTTTGAGCTTATAGAAGGACTATTAAGAAGTAAAGGTATATAACCTTCATAAGTATTATCTAAGTTCTTAATAGATGTTTCTTTTATAGATAAGTTTATTGCTTCTACATCATCAGGTATAGTGTCGTCAATTTGATAACCTTTATAAATCCTAACCAAAGGATATAAAGATGTTCTTACACCATTACCTAATGCTTGTTTAAACTTTACTGGTAATTCTAACATTAACCGATCCCAAAATCACTACCCCTACGGACAGCTTCTTTAATTGATTCTGCAAGTTCACCTTCTACAAAATCTTGTGTTAAAACATTACCTGATACGCTTACATTGATGTTTCCACCACCACCTGATTGATTCATTTGGTTAAGTGTTTCTAAGCCGATAGATTCTACTGCATTTCTACTCATTACAAATTCGCCTCTTTCAGCTTCTATAATAGTACCACCTTGTGAGTGTCTGTTTCCACCTACATAACCACCTTGTTCAAACTTGCCGTAGACACCACCTGCACCTGCTCCAGCAACGCTACTCATTTTACCTATAGAACTTTCTATAGTTGCTACGTTAGCTAAACCTGCTGCTATAACTGCTGCCATTTTAAATGGTTGCCCTACAAATTTAGTTGCTTCAGCATAAGTATCAATAACTGCTGCTATTTGTTGTAGTCTTGCTCCTTGTAAAGCATTTTTACCATCTATTTGTATTACAGCAGCACTTGCTTTTGCTACAGCAGAATACATATTTAATTTATCTTGTTGTATTTCATTAACTGTATCTGTAACATCACCTAAATGTTTTTCAGCAGGTCCTAAAGCTAATAATGCGTTCATATAAAATGATGAAGATTTAGTTAGCCTATCAAATTTTGCTGCTGCTGTTGTAAGTTTTGGTAAGGTATCATCTAAAACAAAATTAAAATGTTCAAAATTAGGATTGGCTAATACAAGAGCATTTGCAAAACGGTCTACTGATTCTTTTGATTCATCTGACCCAGATGTAAACCCTTGAACTGCTGTAGCAATACTACCTATTGTAACAGCAGCAACATTTCCAATTCCTAAAAAGTTAAGTAAATTTTTACCTAAACCTAATAAAGTTTGACCCCAAGTTTTAATTGCTTTAGCTCCATTAGTTATTGCAGTAATATTTTTTCCTATAACTTTAGTAAGTGCTGAAATACCCACTCTTGCAGCTACAGTTGCTGTTTTTATACCAGCAAAAGCTATACCAATATTAACAATTAATTTTACTGCTGCTTTCATTCTATCACTTGTAATAGCATTTACAAAATTAGTTGAAGCATCAATTAATGGAGTTAATTCTTTAGTTAAATCACCTATTCTTGTGTTAAGGTTTGCAAAAGCTGTACCTAATTGGTCCATTGAATCTTGTTGAGATAAAACTTCTTTTCCTGTTGCAGCTAATGCTGATTCACCTTGTCTTAATGTTTCATTAAAAAACGCTTGTTTTTTTTGTGCATCAGTAAGAGCAGAAGCTACTAAATTATTTTCTTCTGCATATCTTTTATATGCTTGTTCAGCAGATACAATAATACCTAAGTTATCAAGCATCAGTCTTGATTGACGACCAATACCAGTTATTAAAGATTCAACAGAACGTCTTGTATCAACACCCATAGCTCTACCAAGCCTTTGTGCCATATCAAATAATCTTGACATTTCATCAGCATTATTACTTACACCAAGTATCATAGCATTGTTTGCTTGTTGAAATAAATCAAAATCTGAAACAGTATTATTAGTTGCTTCTCTTAATTTTTCTATTGCAATAGCAGCACTACCACTACCTTGACTTAAATTTCTAAATGCTCTTTCCATTGATTCAAGTTTCGCTGCTGCTTGAGCCATTTTGGTAAGTTGAGTAATACCAAGACCCATAGCGAAATTAAATAGTAACATTTTTGAACGTACTGTAGAAAATGCCAAACCTAAATTGCTCATAGATTTAGCATTACGTTTTGTTGTGGTATCAAATGCTCCTAAACTTTTAGTTGTTTTATCAGTTGTTCCTTTTAAACGATCTTTTGCTTTTTGTAAGGCTTTTATAGCTGTTACTAATTCTCTATCGCCTTGTGGCTTAAACTGTACGATAATATCAGACATCTTTTTTCGCTTTCTCTTGTATCATTTGACTTTTCTTAGCCATCGCATTTTTAATTATAAAAAAATATTGTACCCATCTTGCAGGTTGTTCACCATAACTACCTGAGTATGCTGGTGTATTTGTTTCTGTACAATATAAATACTTATTAAGAAGTTTTATATACTTCTCATCTCTAACGTGATTTATACACGCAAAGAAAGGTAATTGTGCAGTAATACTTTTAGCCACATCAAACTCCTTTCCTTTTTCTTCGTTAAATTCTTTAGTTTCTTGGGTAATTAAATTAATAACTGCCCAAACATCATCTTGTGATCTAAACTCTCGTGTTTCGTATCCGTTTTCCGTCTTTACAGGTAACTGTGCTTCGTATGGAAATTCACAATAAGGACAGCCTCCACAGCCGTCAGACAATATAGTCAGTTCTACTTGGAGGCTTTCTCTTCCCCCACTAAGTAATAAGACTGCATTTTAGTAAATATTTCAGTCCTATCCTCTAATGTGAGTGTTTTTAGAAACTTATCTGATGTATCGCCTTCAAGTCCAATACGAATCCATTTAGTCATAGTAGAGTGCATCATTTTAATTTGACCCACATTTCCATCACTATCCATTTCATATTGTACAGAATCAAGCATTTCATCTCTTTCATCTATAGATACATCTTTTAACTTAATCTTACTTCCAGATTCAAGTTTAAATTCCATTGTTTATTCCTTACTTTGTTTTTTTAGCCGTTTTTTTAGTTTTATCAAACTTAACATTAGGTGTATCGTGAGGTCTGCCTTTAATCTTGTCAGACACATCTGTCCAATGAGATGGAACTAAATCCACATCTTTGTCTGCAACTCTCCTAAGTTTATAATGATCTCCAACTTTATAATATTTCATTTAATCTCCTTTTAATCTGAACTTGTATCACCAGTTGCTAATCTTAAAATATAATTAGTTCCTTGGTCTACAATTTTTGCTTCTATATCAACAGTAGCCACATCACCTGAACCAACAGAAGCACTAATTAATTTTGCCTGATGGAATATAATACCTAGACCGTGAGCATTGTCATCACCAAAATAAAGGTTATTATTAAACACAGCATCTGCTGCTGGTGCAGTAGATGACCCTGAAAAAGCGTGAGTAGCCATTGCTAATTGAATATATGAATTTTGGTTAGCATCTCTATGAGCCTCTAATAGATTATCAGTTTCATCATCATATTTAAGAGAAGCTCCAAATGTTATATTCATTTCAGGTAAAGCTCTACCTATTACTTCTGGCTCAGCATCACTACCTGAAGCTCCCATAAAAACTGCTGGAGCATCAAAAGTTAAACTTATACTGTTAAATACTGGAAAGTTTCTATAAAAACTACTACCACCAACATCTAACATATTTAAGTATTTTGTACTCATATCTGATAAAAACATTTGAGTGCTAGGTATTGCAGTAAATTGTCCAGCTAACATTGTAACTGCAGCTTTTGAAGGTTTGTATTGTGTTCTGAAAGTTGCAGAATAATCAAATCTACCACTTGCAGTTCCCATATCACCTGTTATTTGAAAATTAGTACAAATACACCCAAATAATGTATAAGAGTCTGATGTTGTTGGAGCTTGAAAATAAAAAGTTAAAGTTTGATGATAATCCCCTGAATTAATAGTATCACCATCCTTCATATTTGCTCCACCACTATAACCTGTGTTTATATCTACAACACCTAAGTTAGACCCACCTTCTCCTGCTTCGTTACCTGTTACATTTTCTGCAAACATAGCACAGTTAATTTGGTCTAACCTTCCTGTAAGTGTAAACTCTGTTACTACACCTTTTGAACTTGAAAACATTTGTGAAAATTCAGCCACCCTACCTGAACCTGAACGCATTTCAAATTCTTGGTTTGGACTAAATGTGGGTAGTGTAATACCTTCTACATCTATTTGTTTAAAATCAGCATCATCAGTATTAGGGTTTCCCACAGATGCATCTTCTGCAGCAAAAACCTTAAACTGCCTACCCGATATGGTTGTGCTGTTTATTGCGTTAAAATCAGTCATATCTTTATCCTTCCGACATAAGATTTATGCCATTAATTTAGTTATTATTTGTTAATTATCCAACATTTCCTACGTGATTGCATTGCCATTCCATTTCCACCGTATAAATACCATCTCCTTCTTCTGTATTCAATTCCGTAGATTGAACTCTACAATCAAATGCTTTAGAGTTATCAGATAAAGTCATTATCATATTATCGTGAACTAACGCCTCAATTCTTGAGGTGTATCTTAGTATATGGTCCATTGTTTTAGTATTGACCATTTTTTCGTCAAAATAATATATTAATTTTACGTTATATTGCCTTTCTTCAGAGTTAGTTGTAAAACTAATTAATGAAGAAGATTCAGGCAAAATTCTTAAATATTGTGAGCCGTGCATTTGTTCATAACCAACACATACAGGCAAAGCACCCTTAAATTCTGTTTCGATAACACTTTCGAGTTTATCTAATATATTCTTAAATGTATTTTCAGGAGTTATAGCCATTAGTTATATTTCCTTTTATATGAAGCTCTACCTGTTCTTGTCATTTTAACGGATTTACCACTTGACACATCTACAACTTCGTGCCTACCAAATACTTCTATTTCCCATTCATCATTAGCAGCAGCTTGTGTAGCATCTGTACTACCTGCAAATCTAATCTCTAAACCACCTCCTAAAGATTGATAGTCACCATTGATTACTTCATTTGTAATAACTTGTTGATTTTTAAGTCCGTCACCATCTTTAACATATACGTTATATGTAGCCGTTCCTAAAACGCCACCAGTACCTATTTTAACCTTAATTAAATCATAAGTACCTGACCATTCACCTCTTGTGTCTACAGGTCTAATTTTACCTGATGTATAAGTGACATCTCTTACTATACCTTGAGATGAATCTCTTGATACTTGCCAAGATAAAGCTGCTTTGCCTTGATTAATGTTTTCAATGTTATTGTTAGCTTCTTCCATTAAAGCACTTGCAAGTTCACTATTTGGATCGTGACTTTTAATCATAAAGTTAGCAGCTATTAAAGCCGTACTTCTAATGATAATATAGTCAAAGTTACCTTCTTTATCTTTTAATGCCTCTTTAGGCATATTAGGGTCTAACATACTATCAAGGTATCTACTTGCATCAGTTCTGTATTGTGTAACCATAGAAGTAAATTCTTCTCCACCTTCCATTAATTTATCTAATGGATTACTGGCTGAATAATAATAACATACATCTTCAGCAGAATTATAAAACCATTCGCCTTCAACATTTAAATCAGTATGTGCTGATTGAGCAGGTCCTAAATCTTCGCCATCTGCAAATAATTGAGTTACTATGCCACTATTGTGGGCAGCATGCTTATTAGTTGTAACCTCTGTCCAACCATAAATAGATTTCTTATTATCAAAACTATCAAGTTGAGGAAATACTCTCTTTAATTCTTTATGTGTACAATATATCGCTGCTGTCGCCATCTATTCTCCTACCATTTCTTACAAGACCAGTATCTTGCTGTTGTTTTATCTTTTGCAGTTGCACATTTATGTCTTGCTCTAAAAGACCTTCTTGCTTCAGGATTATTTTTTCTAATTTTCATATTAGGGTCGCCAAATGTAACCCTTTTAGTTTTTGAGCCATCTTTAACATATACTTGAAACTTTTTTCTTCCATAAGTTGGTTGCCCTTTTCTAATACGAGAAGGACTATTAAGTTTAACAGTTCTATTTTTATATTTAGCCATTAACGACCTACTTTTTTCATAGCAATTTTATGTGATTGTGTGAAAGTTTTACCTTTACGCATAGCAGCAGTCATAGACCTTAAATGTTTAGCTGTATGATGTGTTTTATGCCTTCTCATAGCAGTTTTTTGTCTACTTGTAAGACCTGTCATACTAACACCTTTTACATAATTATTTTTTGGCATATTACTTCTTTCTTTTTTTTATTTTAGTTTTTTTCTTTTTCTTTTTGCGTGTATGATACGGCATATATTCTCCTTATACAAATCCTAATATTTCTACTTCGGCATCTATTTTTGAATTACAACTTCTTGCTGCAATTTCAATAATTGTATTTTGTTGTGAAGCAGTTTCATTAACGCCACCACTATGAGCCGAATCATAATTAAAACTTGTTGCAAACTCTGCATTAGTAGGTCCAGTAAAATCTATAGCACCTGTTTCATAGTTTATAGTACCTGTAGCAGTACCAACAATATTACCTTTACCATCATCATAAGCAAAAATAGATTGATTTTTGTTTTCAATGTTATTTGTTTTATCAAATACTGTGTCATCGGGTAATTTAGCAGCTACAGCACCTTCTATGCTTCCAATAGCAGGTATTCTACCTACACCAAATGGTGTGCTCCCTGAAGTTGGTGCTGCTAATAATATAGCAGAGTTTCTTGTTCTGTTGCCTGAAGCAAATCTTATGTCGCCATTTACAATACTTACAGTAACTGCTTTTTCAAACAAGTTTCCTGATGTATAGAACTGAGTGTCAAGTGCAGATTGAATCTTGCCTAAAACACCATTATTTCCACCAAATTTAGTGTTTGTAGCATCTGTTGTAAATGAAAGACTTGCAAATGTACTTCCACCATCAACTGTTATGTTAAGAGCATAAGCTGTTGAAGCAGTTAATCCTGATTCTGTATTTGGCGTAATGCCTGACATTCCAAGCTCTTGATAACCATTGTTGTAAAATTTCATAGCAAAAGAACCTTTAACAATACCTGTAGGGTATGTAGCACTTCTACCATATCCAAATAAATTCTGTGCTGTGTATCTACCACTTGAATTAGTTTGTGCTGTGCCAAGTGCATCAGCATCATCGTGATATTTATCGTATTTTTCTTGTGTGTTAAACCAAGGTAAGTGTACAGCAGCTCCTGAAGCGTGTCCAGTTGTTTGAGCCGATGAATTTCCTGTAATAGATCCAAACAATCCTCTTTCTACTGTTAATGTATTAGTAGAAATGCCAGTAACTCTCATAATTTCAATATTAGTTGCAGTAGTGCCTGTAGTTGTTCCAAGCTGTATTAAATCGCCAACTCTAAAATAATCTCCATCGTTTACATCTATTTCAGTTTCAGAGCCGTCTACAGCTTCAGCTAAGTTAGCAACACTATCAACATATAACTTACCACTATTAACTGAGTAACCTGTAGCGTTGTCTATAGTTTTAGCATTAGCTGCCGAAGCATCTTCAGCATAGCCAACCATCCATTGACTTGGTAAAACCATATATTCATTAGCACCAATTAAATAACTAAACTGTCTTAAATGTGTAGCTGATCCAGGACCTAAATCAACACTATTAGTTTGGTCAATATTTGAATCATCTTTCCATTCTGCATATCTAAATTGCATCTCTACACCAACATCGCTATTATTTTTAAGAACAATAAGTTTAGAGCCTTTAAGTCTTTGTCCTGCACTTGCTCCTATACCACCTATTGTACTGCCTAAACTAACTATAGTTGTAAAAGCATTAGTATTATCTACTTTTTGTTTTGTAGTTAAAACCTCTGTATAGTTATCACTCATAGAGCATAGATACTCTTTGTCTTGCCCTGCCGTTACTGTTAAATTCGCTTCTAATTTTGCCATTTCTTCTCCTATGCTATATGATACTTGACTTGTACCTGTAAATTTATATCGTCTGTGTTTGTTTCATTTTCTACTGTGCACATAATCACTTTACCACTTGTTACACTTGAACTTTGTATTGTTAAATCTGTTGTTTTTGTTACACTTCTATCTACACTTGTTGCTTGCCCATCTGCTAATACTACTCCATTTGATAAATCGCCATCAAGTGTTGTTCCATCTGCTATCATATCATAACTCATTAAATGAAAGTTTAAAGTAGTATCAGTATCTGTATCGGTAGATGATAAAACCTTAACTGCATCTATTGTTATATTAAAAGGAACAGGGAATATTGCATTAGTATAATCATCAGTAGTAGAGGTTGAATTTAAGGAAGTTGATGGATTTGTTCCTGTTCCCAAAGTTCTTTCAGCCATTGCTGCACCATATTCTAATGCTCCTAAACCAACAACCATATGAGTTCCTGATGCACTTGGAACTAATCTATAAGCAGCAAATGTCAATAACTGTGTAGTAGCACTTACTTGTGATGTTCCTACTTTTACTACACTATTAGATGTATCTACTGTTAATAGGTTACTACCACTTGCATTTTCTACTTCAAATGTAGTAGTTGTATTATCGCTTTGTGGCTTTACTTTAAAATTATCATCGCCAACAGATATACAAGTAGATGTACCTTCTCCATCTTCTATTTGAGAAGGACTACCTGAAACTCCATTTGTTTCATCTGCTACTTTTAATAAACTTTTATATGTATTTGCTGGACTTTTACCTGCTAAACTTCCCATTTAATCTCCTTACCCTGCATCTTCTGCTCCTGTTGGGTTACTTAATGAATACCAATTAGTTCCATTACAGTATAGTGTATACCCACCATACCCTACAACTCTTTCATCAGCACCTGATGTTAAAAAAATCTTTTGATGTGACCCTGCTGCTGGAGTTTCGTCGTGTTCTAATTGTATAAAGTTAGTAGTATCTGTTTTAACTATATATAATACTTGTCCTTGTACACCACCACTAAATCCACCTATAACTACATTATTGCTTGAAGTATCTACTTCTAATACTGTAGTATCTGATACATCAATACTGTCTGTAGGTCCTGCCGTAGTAAATGCAGTATGTTTATATGATACAGTACCTTCTACATCAAGTGTAGTAGTGGGACTTTCAGTACCTATACCTACTCTATTATTAGTAGCATCTACTTTTAATGTATCTGTATCAACTGTAACATCTCCTGTTACATTTAAATCTCCTGATAAAGATAAATCATCAAATGATAAGTCTACTTCTACATCATTTTTAAAATTAAGTCCACCTGTAACTTCTAAATCGCCTCTAACCTTAACTTTAGCATTATCAGAACCATCAGGTAAGGAGGTAGACATCTCTATTGGAGATGCCTCACCACCCACTTTTAAAGGTTTTAAATCATTAGACAAAGGATAGCCGTCACCTAAAGTGACTTCATTAACTAAACTACCATCTTTTGTCTTAGCGTAGGGCATTAGTCTGCTCTTAATCCTTTAATGAATCCTCTTACAGCTGAACCTATAAAGTTATCAATAAGATCTATAAACCAAGGCTCTATAGTCTTGTTCCATATACCTTTTGTAAACTTCCACTTAGATAAGCCTAAAGTCATAACTTTACCCATTGTGTAACATATACTCTCAACCCAAGCACAAATCTCTTTATTTGGTACCTTTTTAAGCATATAAAGCACTATTCCACCACCTGTACCACCTGCTAATAATCCTGCATTATTTGTAATAAAATCTAACATATTATTTCTCCTTTTTTAAAAATAATTCTAACATATCAACTCTTTTTTTAAGTTGTTTAACTTCTTCATCTAATTCGTTTGGTTCTTCAACGTATTGTAGGACTTTGTCTAATTTGAATTGTTTTTTTACGAGCTTAACAACAGCTTGTATTATCATCTTCTGTATCAACATTTTCCGTTTCCGTCTATAACCTCACCCCACAAAGAAGTTCTGCCATTTATTATCTGTATGATGTGAACTGTAAAAAGTCCACCTTTAAAAAAATCTACTATAGCAAATGCGTGTGCCCAGTTAATAGGTCTACCACCAAGCCAAGAATTTGCTTCATCGCTCATATCTTTTAAACATCCGATACTCCAAGCAGACTTAGGTCCGTCTTTATGAGTAACAGACATTTGTTGGAGTTCGTGCCAATGCCCATACATAATATTACAACCAAGTTTACGCAAATGGTTGGAAGTATGGTATTGCCCTCCATAATGATGTCCGTGATATAGGTATAATTTACCTAATTTTAAGTGTTTTCCAAAGGGAATATATTTATATCCTCTGTCCTTTAGATTAACTGCATTAGCAAATTTATACTGAGGTATGTAAGGATACTTCTCTACAGCAAAGTTTAACCAATTATCGTGGTTACCTTCTGTGATGTATCTTTCGTGACAATTAACTTTGTCAAGAACATCATCAATCTGATCCATACCAGCATTGACATCTTTTACGTCTTTTTCAAAATCTTCTATAAGGTATTCAAGTGGTGGAGCTTTCTTTCTTTTGAATCTCCAAGCACTAAATGCGTGCCACTCACCTACATCACCTATATCTACATAGGCATCAGGTTTGACTATCTCTATAGTCTTTTTTAGGCAATTTATAGCAGGTTGGTCGTGTAAAGGAAAATGTTTGTCAGGCGTTACTATTACTCTTTTAACTACGCCTTTATCCATCTACTTTATCTCACTTTTTATTTTTTTAATTTGATATAAAAAAAATGCAATAAGCACTATTTGATAACATAACCCAACTAATGGACTAAATAAATCTGTCCATTGAACCATATAACCACTTAAGCCAAGTCCACCAGCTTTTAAACTTTCAACGTCCACTATCTACCTCTTTAACTCTATTACTTAATTCTTTTGCTCTATTAGGTGTTTGTCTTGCCCATAAACTATCAAGCATTTCTACCGATGCTTCTTCCCATTGTTTATTCTGCAAGTATGCTATAGTTTTCTTAAACTTAGAAACGCCTGTAACACCTAATTGATAACACATTTCTATAACAACATCTTTAATTTCTTGAGGCATATACTTATACCAACTAAACTTTAAGTTAATACTATCTTCTAAAGCGTGTAGTTTACGTTCAAGAATGATCTCACAGATGTCCTCATCTAACTCTAAATCTTTTATTGCAAAGCCGTACCCTATAGTATCTATACCTAAAGAATCTTTATAGACTACGCCAACATAACCTTCGTGTTGTTTAATGCTCTCTATTAACTTCATTTACTTCTTTCTTGAAAATCTTGTCATAGTTTTCTTTATACTTCTTATCAGTAATAGGGATTCTATATGAATCCCCTTTACCATTTTGTAATTCAGACATTATTTTTCTATATGTAATATAACTTGTAAACTATCAGCATTATCAAAAGTTACACCTGATTGGTCAGCAACCATACCTAAAAAAACACTTTTAGAACCTGCATCTGCTTGTAAAAGAACAGGCATACTAAATTCTTCTGCACCTGTAGATTTACCATAAAACTGCCTCATATCAATATTATCTATTTTATCATCAGTATCCACATTACTATCAGTATATACTACTGCTAAAGGATTTGCTGCAATAAAGTTTGCGTGGCTTACATCTGCTGTTGCATTTACAGTACCTAAAACAACTGTTTTTTCAGTAAAAACTAAGTAACCAATAGGGTCATCTCCACCTTCAGTTACTAAAAACCCTGAAATAAGTTTAGAACACCCACCATCTTCTCTTACAGCATTTGGTATTTCTAAACCTGTAAATATAACATCTCCATTTGCGTATGCACCTGTTTCTACAGTAGGATTTAATCTTATAACTTCATATTTTTGTAAGTAACTTGTGTAACCCATTATTTACCATCTTTCTTAGCTTTTTTAGCTACTTTTTTAACTTCTTTTTTAATTTCTTGTCCATTTTCATCACATTCCATAAATCTATCTTCTAAAGACTGTATATCGTGATTATCAGTTGCTTTAATAATTGTTCCATTACCTTTTTTAAAAAATCTTTCCATATTATCTCCATATTAAAGGGGGCAGTTACCCACCCCCTTATTTTTAAGAACTAAGAAACGTCAGATAAGATATAAACACCATAAGCGTCTTTAATCTCAACTTCGCCCCAGAATCCTGTAGCTACATAGTTAGTTGCTCTTAGCATTTCATCTCTTTCTGCTGCGATTCTAAATAAGCCATCAGCACCAACACCAAGACCAATACCACCTTGTGAGAAAGCAAAACCAGCAGCATCGCCACCAGAACCAACATTCTCATCTATTTGATCAGACCAATAAACATTGAATCCTGCAATAGAACCAACATAACCTGTAGAAAATGCTTCTTCAGCTTTATTGCCCATCATAGACATTGGCTTAGCATTTGAACCTGTTACACCTTCATCGTGTAATAAGCTAATAATACCTTTAGCACCCCACACCTGTTTAGGTGAAAGAACTAAATTATAAGGCATTGGAGCACCTGCTGCTCTTAATTGTCTCATAGAGCCAAATATATGAGATAATGCCAAACCAGTACCAGCACCACACTCTGTTTGAGAGAATGATTTACCTAATTCTACTAAGTCATCATCAAGTTTAGCAGCAACTGCGTTACCTAAAGCAGGACCTGCTTGACCTTCAACATCATCGCCTGAACCCATAAGAACTAAGTCACTTACTGTAGAAGCAATAACGTGTTCTGATACAGTTGCAGTTCTTGCTGCTGTTGTGATAGCTACAGCTGTTGTAGTAGTAGCCTGTGTAGCAGCAGTTACATCAGATGATGCTAATTTTGTCCAATCTGAGAATTGAACGTGATTTGAACCTCTTGCAGCCTGTTGTACAGTTACAAGTGGGTACATTACATTTACGTGATTAAAAGCAATTACAGCATCGCCAATCGTTCTTCCTAATCCACCAGCTGCTGTGCTTGTGTTTGTTAAAGCCATTTAAAGCTCCCTTCAATTATTTTCCTCTATCAACTGCTTTCGCCTTCAAGTAGGAATTATTTTTCGTATGATTTTTTTAAAGTACCTTTACCCCAACCACCAAATAATCCCATAGATGACTTAACTGCTTTTTTACCTTCACCTTTACGAGTTGCTCTTTCTTCCATAATATCAATATAATCCATATACTTAATCTCTTTACCTCTATGAGTAACTTTTACGTCACCATCAGGTTGAGGTGTATGAGTTAAATCGTTATTAGGATCTAAATCAACTCCAAAAGGTTTATGAGGGTCTTTATTCGCCACCATAACCTAACTTAATGCCTTTAGCAGAATTAGTGCTATTTTGTGAGGCATATCCAATAGGGTCTTTCTCTGCCCATTCACCATAAGAAGCGTAACCACCAAACTCTGTGTTTTTAGTGCCTACAAGATTCCTTGCTGAAGGTTCTTGGGTTTTGGTTTTAAGTTCAGATACCATAAACTCTAAAACATCTAAATCTTTGTTTTTAAAAGTTTCACGCTTATCTTCAGGTAACCTTTCTAATAAAACACCACGTCTTTGCTCAACAATACCTTCATATTTTTCTTTGTAAGGATTAAGTTCATTAACTTGAGCTTCGTATTTCTCAGCTAAAGTTTTAAATTCCTCATTTTCCTTTAATTTAGCATTTTGTTGAGTTTCCAACTGTTTTTCTAAATTGGCTAACCTATTTTCAGCGTCTTGTGCTCTTTTTCTATACTTCTTGCTTTCTGCTATGTACTCATTCTGAGCTGATTCCTGAGCTACATTCTCCGTACCCTGCTCCACTACTGTTTCGTTTGATACTTGATTTTCTTCGGACATACTGCCCTCCTATATGTTGTGTATTTGTTAATGCAAAATACTATATCTTGCATTTCTCCTACTTCGTAAGTTAAATTAGAAAGGTGGATATATGCAAGTTTTAAATGATTACAAACAGAAATGGTTCGACTTTTTAGGGTATGAACCACACGAAGGTCAGAGAAAGTTGCACTTTCCTACCAAAGAATCTGCAAGGTTTTTTGTTATGGTGTGTGGGAGGCGTTTTGGAAAGACGACTGCGAGTGCTATGGAAGCGACCTTTTACGCCTCCCAGCCTAATCAACGTATATGGCTCGTAGGTCTTTCGTATGATAAAGCCGATTTGATGTTTAGAGAAGTGTGGGAAAAGATGGTAAAAGGACATCAAAACGATATTATCAAGGCTTCTGAAAAAGAAAGATATATCAAATTCAAATGGGGTACTACTGTAGAAGCTAAATCGGCAGATAACCCTGATTCACTTGTAGGTGAAGGGTTGGATCTACTAATAGTAGACGAGGCAGCTAAAGTAAGACCAAGAATTTGGGATATGTATTTATCTCCCACATTATCTGATAGAAAAGGAAAGGCTGTATTTATTTCGACACCAGAAGGGTTTAATTGGCTATATGATTTATATTTGCTTGGAAAAACTGACGAGTTATGGGAATCGCATCAAGCTCCATCTTGGGATAATGGTTTTGCTTTTCCTGAAGGTAAAGACGACAGGTTTCTCATTGAGAGAAAGCGTAATATGGCTAAAGAGCTTTATGACCAAGAGTATGGAGCTCAGTTTACATCATTTGAAGGTAGGGTTTATCCTTTTGATAGGAATATTGATGTCGGTTATTATCCTTACAACCCACATCTTCCTACTTTTTGTAGTATTGATTTTGGGTACAGGATGCCTTCTGTGGGATGGTATCAAACCTACAGAGTAAATGGTGAATGGCATATAAATATGATAGATGAGATAATTCACGAAACAAACATTAAAACAGATGAACTTGCAAGTAGAATAAAAGCAAAGCCTTATATAGTAGCAAAGTATTATGGTGACCCAGCAGGGTTACAAGCACAAGGACAGTCAGGAGTAGGAGATATAGAGATTTTTAGAAAAATGGGTATCGTAGTAAACACAATAACAGATAAAGCATCAAGAAGTATAACAGCAGGTGTGAATCACGTTAGAAGTTTTATAGAGAACGCAAATGGCGAAAGATACCTACACCTAAACAACAACTGTACAGGTATGGCAGAAGATTTAGAAAGTTACAGGTATCCAGAGGCTCAAGATAGCAAACCATTAAAACAAGAGCCATTAAAAGACGGATACCACGACCACGGATGCGACCAATTAAGATATTTTTTTATTAACCAATTTCCAATTAAAAACAGAGAGATAAAAGTGAGGAACAGATGATATATAAAGGAGAACAAGCTATTAAAGACAGCTTAAACGTCTTAAAGATAGAAAACCACAGAAAAAGAGAAAGTTACGTACATAAGCTACTTGATTACTACAATGGTAGCAATACAAAGTATTATATAGAAAATAGATTTGATTTAGATGCTTTTAAAGAAGTTCCACCTTACGAGGCGAACATAACTAAGAAATTTATCAATAAAATGTCAAGAATCTACACAGTAGGTGCTGATAGGAATGTTAATGAAAGATACGATAACCTCTCTGTGTTAAAAGATGCTAAAATGAAGCATATAGAAAGAATGACACGCTTAGTTGGAACTATAGCTACAAGAATAATGTTTGTTGATGGAGAAATGCCTCACTTTGACTATCAACCTATTTATTACTTTCATCCTTTCTTTGGTGCTGATCCATTTAAGCCTATAGCAATCTCTTATCCTCTAATGCACTACACAGAAGATGCTTCTAACTCTGATTCTTGTCAATACATACATTGGAACGCAGAATCATACATTATATTTGATGAATCTGGGAAGGTATTAGAAGAAGCAGAACACGGATATGGTACTTTACCATTTGTATTTACTCATAGAGAACATCAAAGTGATTCTTTCTATGTTGAGGGTGCAAATGACATTTGTAATGCTAATGAGCATATAAATATCACAATGACAGAGCTTCAGCTTGGTTTAAGGTTTCAAATGTTTGGACAACCTGTTGTTTCAGGTGCAGATTTAGGAAATAACCAAAGATTTGGTTCAGATGTGATTTTAGAGCTTCCAGAAGGTGCAAATTACAACATTTTATCTCCAGCAGGTGATATTGAGAAGGTTATAGAGAATGTTAAGTTCCAAATGGAGCTTGTAGCACAAAATAACCACTTATCTGTTCAATTTGCTCAAGATGGTGGCGAAACACCAAGTGGAATAGCCTTAAAAATTAAAGATTTGGAAAGTTTTGAAGATTATCAAGATGATTTAGCTTTATGGAGCCAATACGAGCACGAAATTTACCAAATTGAGAGGAATATAGCAAGAACTTTAAATATTGGTATGCCTGAAGCCTTAAAAATCGATTTTAATGAGCCTGAGTATCCAATGACAGTACAAGACCAAATAGCTCTTGACAATCATAGACTATCACTTGGACTTGTAAATAAAGCCGAATTAATGGTTGAATACAATAAAGACTTAACTATAGAAGAAGCAAATGCTAAACTAACTGCAAATCAAGCATTAATAGAGCCTCAAGATGATAACAGTCAAGTATAATATTGATTTTAAGAAAGCTCTTAAAGAATTAGAGAAAGAGAAATTATCTAAAACTTTAAATAAAGAGGTTGCACCTAAAACAGTACAATTATCTAAAAAATTCATAAAATCAGGAAATGTAAAGCCAAGATTATCTGGTTTTCAAAGAAATTACAGAAAATCTATTGGTATTAATCAAAATAAACCACTTTTTATGACAGGAAAACTTGTTAATAGCCTAAAAGGTACGGAACAAGGAATAAAAGGTGTAAATTATGCTAAAGAACATAGAGAAGGTTATCAATATGAACGTGGTGATGTACCTGCAAGAGAATTTGTTACAGCAGCTTTACCAAGCGAAAAATCAAGTACTGACAAAATTTACAAGGAATTTGAGAAAAAATTCGTTAAATTATTGAGTAAATCAATAAGGAAACGATAATATGTCTGAAGAAGAAAAAATAGAAATCCTACTAAGAAATATCATCAATATGCACGAAAAACTCAATGTTTTAATAGACTATATGGCTAAAGACCTTACAGAAGAACAATATCAAAGAGAATTTTACAAAGACGAGGATATGTTAGTAGAGATAGAAAAAGACACATACCAACAAATGTGCGATTTAATTGGAGATGGTACAATACCTTTTATGGCGATAGCTTAATGGAGAATAATGGATATTTTAACAATACTGGAACAATTTGGAATACCCGTAGCGATGACGATAGCGTTTGGATTTTTTATATGGAGGCAGAACAGATTCATACAGGAAACTCTAATGACAGAGTTGGATCAAGACTTCAAGAGGTTGGAAGGTATTATTATTAAACTCATTGACCAGCAGAAGTTGGTACAAATGGAACAAAAGAAACTTAATGGTATTTTCAAAGCACAAGTAGAAATAATCGCAAGACTTTCAGGTAACGGATTAAAAGACAAATTTTTAAGAATTATGGAACAAGGTGGAATGAAAGATGACTAAGCAAACAAAAAAGATGACTATAGTAACTCCTATGGGTAGTATTGAAAGTGATTCAGGTAATCATTTTGTAGATGTAGTAACAGTTTTTGGCTTTGTCGTGGCGTTTATGGTACTTAAAAAGATAATAAGTAAATACGTTAGATAGATTCCTCAGCAGCAATAATAGATAACTCCCACTCTTTTCTTTGACCTTTAGTAGGCTTTGTAGCAGGTAAAGGATCAATACCAACAGCTTTAGCTCTTTTCTTCCACTTATGCCACTCTCTACGCATCTCATTACGAGTTTTCTTCTTACCCTTGTTTTTATCCTTATCTATCTCACTCTTTAAAGCTATCTTTTCTTCTTTAACAGTCTTAGAAGGCTTTCTCTCTGGTAAATCATCAGGAATAACCACATCATCAAATATCTCAACAATCTCGGCATCCTCTACATCCTCTGCCTTAAGAAACTTCTCAAAAGGACTATCTATCGTAATATTGACGTTTTTAACGAGTTTTCCACTATGCTCTAACACTAAACGAGCAGCTTGTACATTACCGTGCTTAGCTTCCCTTACCATAGCATTAATAACAGCAGGTAACTGTGAGCCGAACTCAGTCATATACCTCTCATAGATCTTATCTATAAACATAGGGTCTTGACGCCACTTAGATACACATATATCGCTAACACCTACCTTAGCTGCTACTTCCTTAACAGTAATAGAAGGATTTAAAGCAAAAAGCTCTATAGCTAAGACTTTGTGGGGTTTTCTCTGTGCTGGTGTCGTCTGCATACCTCGTAATTTAGTACTATATGGTACTTATTTCCAAATTTTTTTATAATTGGGGTTTGGTACTAAACTTTCACATTTTTTGTGGAATGGGAGCCGATAGCCAGCCACCGAATCTCATCCCCTGATACCCCCTTTTAAGCAAATATACGCTTTGACCTATGTTATGGTATACTTAAGCTAAAAAGCTCTTGATTTAAGGGTATTTGGTAGTAATTATGGGGATAATAAGGGGAATGAAAGCCATAATTATGATAAGTTTTAATTTAGTTTTTAATTAGATACAAATATATAATTCTAAATTCTTTTAAATAATCTTGATCCAAACACCAAACCAAAAACCAAAACCAATACCATTAATTGTTTTATCTTACTATGTGTTAAATGTACCTGGAACGGCTCGATATTACACCACTAATTGATATTACAAACATATTAAAAGAATTAATTAAAACTTTCTCTCCTCTATTAATTAAATATATTCTTTGCAACGTGTAAATAATTGTTGTTTGGTAAATAAATTTAAAGTAATTTACTTTTAAGATAGGTAATTAAATAAACAAAATAAGGAATAAAATAAAATGAATAAATATAATCAATTACTAAGTATCAATAGCGACTATAAAACGTCTAAGGGAACTAAAAAAGGATATTTGACTGGTATCTTGTATTTATCACCAGCTAATGAGTCTGGCAAGAATTTTTGTTCTAGTGCTAGTGCTGGATGCATATCTAGTTGTTTAAATACGGCCGGACGTGGTGCGTTTAATAGTGTACAACAAGCTAGATATAATAAATCTAGATACTTTATAGAAAATAAAGCTGGATTTATGTTTGATCTTGTTAAAAGTATTATAAGATTAAAAATTAAAGCTAAAAATAAAAACTTGATCCCAGTTGTAAGATTAAATGGTACATCTGATTTATTATGGGAACTAATTAAAATAGATATAAAAACTTTATTAAATGATAAATATATATCAAATAATATAGATAAATTAAATGTTAACGTATTAAATAATGATACTTGTAATATATTTGATTTATTTAATAATATTACTTTTTACGACTATACAAAGCATAATATAAAAATACGTAAAAAAGCTATAAAAATACAAAATTATCATTTAACCTTTAGTAGATCCGAAAATAATGAAAATAAAGCAATTTCTTATCTTGTTAATGGTTTAAATAGTGCGTTTGTATTTTCTGGTCAAATACCTAGTACTTACAAAGGATTTAAAGTGTTTAATGGTGATGATACAGATTTAAGATTTTTAGACCCTAAAAACGTAATTATAGGGCTATTAGCTAAAGGCCAAGCTAAAAAAGATAAAACGGGCTTTGTAATTCATAACTAAAATAAAGGAATATATTATGTATCAATACAATAATTCAATTAATGATATAAATTTTCGATATATTGTTAATGTACCTAAAAATAACGGCTTTATTGCTAAACGTTTTAAAATTAAGTATCTAGAATTAATTAATATGTTAGAATTAAAAAATGATGACCTTGGTATTAATTATAATAAAGGTACATCTAGACAATTACAGTTAATTCAACATCTTTTATTAAAAACTAAAGATTTAAACATTATAAAATGTAATGTTTATATAAATGATCAAGTAATATTATAAATAGGAGCTAAAAAAATGAATAAATCTAATAAAAAACTTGTTTTTTTATTTACTAAAATTAATAAAAAACAACGTACAAAAATACATCCAGCTATAATAAATAATAAAACAAATAGAAAGTGAGAGTTAAAAAAATGAATAAAATATTAAAAAAATTATATTGTTATATATTTAGATATAAATCTTGTAATAAATGTAATAATATTATTTATGGTTATGGCTTTAGAAATAAAAGTAAAACTATAAATTTCTGTAGTAGAAAATGCTTATGGACTGATAAAAAAACCGATGAAACTTTTTATTTCAATAAAATAGGAGATTAAAAAATGAGTACTGGAAAGCTAATAAGATTATATTATGATATTATATTACATATTATAATGATCACTATAACTGGAATTATATTAATGGGTGGTATTTTTATAATACGGCTTGGAATTAACTTTATAACTAGCTAAGGGAGTAAAAAAAATGAATAAAAAAAATCTAATGAGCATAAAATATGCTATAGCTACTGATAAACACAATTTATTACAAGATGATGAGAATATTATAATATATACAATTAAAAAATTATATTATAAATTAATACTTTCAATTATAAATAGGAGAATAATAAAATGAATGAATTTATAAATGAGATTAAATCTACTTTAAAAGAAGAAAAGTCTAATAATTTTGATTCACATCAAGATGAAGATTATAATAAAGGCTGGATTGAAGCATTAGAGTATGTTATAAATACTTATAATAACTATGTTAAAAACTAATATTATAACCCTTATATTTGGCGTAGTAGTCCTTATTCCCAGACTTTTAATCTGAGAATGACTACTATTATAACCCTCACATCGTGGCTTATTTAGTTTATAACATTTTTTTCATCACAGGTCTGTTATAATTCGTCCTAACCTTGAACTTTGTGATCCCTTTTGGTAGCTCTTTATAACTTGTTATCGCCAAAAGTAATAAGCCAAACCAATAACAAGGATTATAAAATACTATAATTATAATTATAAAACAACATTATATTATAAATTAATAAAAATAAAATAAAACTTGACACAAATAACAAATTATATTTAGATTTAGAAAATGATTAAAGGAATTATAAATGGAAAACAATATTAAACAAGTAATAAAAGAAAAAGGTATAAAACAGACTTATATCTGTGAGAAACTTGGTATAAATGAGAGTGTATTATCTCTTATTATAAATGGTAAGCGTGTTCCATCACAAGATCGGCTTCGTGCTATGGCGAAATTGTTGAACGTTTCTATCAAGAGATTATATCCAAACGTAGTATGTAAAAAAATTAACTGGTATTTCATCGACTAATAAATAGGAGAAAATAGAATGAAAATGCAAGAAATATGGAATAAATTATCGGCAATAGATGTTAACAAACACAAGAAAAAACGAGGTCAATTCGATTATTTGCCTTGGAATGTTGCTATATCGACAATAATGCAACATTACCCAGATATAAGCTACGACTTTTTACATTATACTGATAGTGATGGTATGGTTAAAGATTATATTGTTGCTCCAGACGGCTCATGTTCTGTTGAATGTGTAGTTAATATCGGCGATAATACTAAGAAAATGTTTTTAGCAGTTACTGATTATAATAATAAGGCAATTAAAAATCCAAGCTCACAAGATATTAATAATACTAAAATGCGTTGTTTAACAAAGGCGATTGCGACTGGCTTCGGGTTAGGCTGGTATATATATCTTGGAGATGCTTTACCACAAGAGGAGTTTTATTCTGAAGAAGAAACTGGAAAATTTGCCGAACTTATAAAACACGAATTTTTTCAAGACAAAAAACAAAAAACAAAACAAGGTTTAACTAAAATTCTAAAAAAGAACAATAATTCAAAATCTTCTTATCAACATTATTTAGATGAAATGCAGAAAGCTATTGATGATTATGAAAAAGTTGAAGATATAAATCAAGACATTGATAATGAGATGAAAAGGAAGATCAATGGTAATTAAAGAACATTTAGACCAAAATGGTAGACCAGATCCTGTTGCACAATTAAAATATTGTTCAGAAAATAATTGTCCAGACTGCACTTATTGTTTATGTGCTTCAGATATGTTACGTTTCACAAAACCTACCAAAAAGAAGCCGATTAAAGCAAAGATTATTGAAACTAAGGTAGAAGCTAATAAATTTGATAATCTTGCTCAAAATATAGCAAAAACTAAAAAATATGGCGATTTTGACCATCCACTTTATAAAGATATTTTAAGGCTTTTTATAAAATGAGAAAACCAGATTATAATAAAATGAGAATAATCCTCTCTAAAGATAATAATGATGATTATATGTCAATCAGTAATGAGGATTTGCTCTACGAATTTATTAAGCAGTTTGGAAATAAAGTACCTACAATAAAAATAAGGACAAAATAAAATGAATACATCTAATATAAGACACGAATGTTTCCTATTTGCGAGTAAAATGATGGAAATGAGCGACCAAAAATTAATGATTAGCTTTGACGTGTTTGATCCAGAAGAACAAGCTAAAGATATGGAGGGCAACAATGAGTGATATAATGAAAATAATAGACAATGATGAATTTATATTCTTTTTAAGTTGGTTAGATGAATGGAATAATTGGGAAGCAAGAGAAATTATATCTGTTGTTCAAAGACCAAGTGGCTATCAAAAAGAGTATGATGAATATTTACAATACAAAAAGGAGAAAGTAAATGGAGAATAAGGATATGACTGGAGTATTATTTCCAGTAGAAAACAAACAATCAGATAAACACCCTAATCTTACAGGTAATGTGCTTATAAAAGGCGAGAAGTATTATATATCGGCTTGGAGTAATGTTGCTAAGAGTGGGAAGAAATATATTAGCTTAAAAATAAATGAAGATCAAAAGAAACAAGCTAATACACCAACCGAAAATGATGATATACCATTTTAAATAAGGGAGAAAAAGAATGAGAACTACATCTATAATGGCTTATGATGAGCTTAAAATAAGTGGGAAACAACCAAAGCAAAAAGACATTATTTATTCAGTATTAAGAAAAAATGTGTCGCCAATGACTTTG